AAATTAAGATATTAACATTTATATATACAACCCATGGTATCAAAATCAGCCACACTTGTTTTTTTAGAAGCAGCGACTAAAAAAAAATTAAAAATTGAAGCTGCCGAAACTGGAAAAAAGATTTATGAGATTGTAGAAGAAGCGGTAAAACTTTATTTTAAGAAACGTGAAAACGTGAAAAACTCGCAAGATGGTAGTTCACTTAGTGATTTAGATGAAATCAAGTACCCCAAAAATGAGACCCTAAAATTTACAAAAAAAGAGGGGGATTATCGTAGAACCCCACTGGCTTCACCGGCTTCACGTCAAAAGTTTTTTGGCTTCTCTGGCAGCAACCGCCTTGCGAGCTCTAGTTCTTCTCTGTTCAGGGGTCATATTAGAGGCGGCTTTTAGTCCTCCCACAGATCCTATTTTAGTGAGATGAATAAAACTTGAATCGATCCCGGTGATCTGCCAGAAAACATCCTCACACTCCGCCTTACGTTTTTTGCATTCCTGATAATACTGTTTTCCGTATTTTTTCCAAGAACCTAACACTTTTTTTATATTTTCTATGGCCGGGTGTGGTATTTTATTATCTGTACAGAATTGGTAAAAAGTGTAAATCATATGTATAAATTTTTTCTTTCTAATTTCATTACTTGAGCTCTGTGTTTTTTATCTTGAGAATGTTCTTCATAGTTTGACCCATATTTAGCCTCTTTGATATTTGGGTACATGTTTTTCCCTCTCTTACGATACGTTTTTCCTACTTCATAATCTGTACTATCAGATTCTATGACAAGGAACTTGAACCAGTGCAATGATGTGCTTCCACTATAATTCTCATCTACAATTTTTCCCGTTACTTTGGCGTATCCGGAAAGTTTTGCTTTTCTAAAACTTCCGGTAAAAACTGGAAACTCTGCCTTAAATTCTGTGTCGATTACAAGGTTCATATGTGGTTATGAATTGATAATAATAAGATTATAATCTAAGCGCGGTTAGATGTCAATAGGCATTTATGACTTGTTACGCATCTGATGTGTAGTAATGCGCTTTGCCTCCCGTGCAGCAACCGCTTTGCGGGCTCTCTCGCTTCTCTGTTTAGGGGTCATGTTAGAGGCGGCTTTTAGTCCTCCGGAGGCGCCTCCTTTTTTACCTTGCTGGGTGAAGTAGGCAATCTGACTCTTGGTGTATAGATCAGTGATTTTAGTGTCTCCTGGGACTTCTACGTAGTATGTCTCAATGACGTGATCCGTGTCTGTATCTGTTATCAACTCGATGAACGAAACGGAAAGGCTCTCTTTTTTTTGAGCCTCCCGGGCTTCCTCGAATGTATTGAATATGTCAAAGCCTTCTAATGTTTTACTGTTTTTTTTGTAGAAATAAAGTTTGAATAGCATGTGGTTTTAAATGTTTTAATAAATGTGAGCCCCGGATATCCCGCCGGGGGCGGGGGTGTGTGTGTGTTACGCCATATTCTCACGGGCATAAGCTTTCACCTCGCTATGGTCTAATTCTCCGATCGTGACAAGTTCACGCGCTTCCTCCAGCTTTACGTCATAGTCTGTATTTGTATGACGATCAGAAGCTGCTAGTATTGCTTGTGCATGGTCGGCGTCTTTAATGCGGCGTAATGGGTTTGCGCGTTCCATTTTGTTTATAATTGTCTGTCTTTTAGAGCTGTAGTTTTCTTTTTGTCGGTCTTCCATAGCTTCGATACAGTCGTTTTTGTATTGTATCTTTTCTTCAACTATTAATTCCGCCTGTTCGATAGTTATACCGGTAAGCTTGACAATCCGTGTTGCCCACTTGGCTGTTTCGGTCATTGTGTCGGCCATTCTATGCTTAGCAACTACTTCCACGGTCTGGAGCTTCTTGATAGCATGCTTTACTTTACTGAAGTTGCCAATTAGAAGGTGCTTCCCCAGTTGCTCGTATCCGTAGCCATTCCAGCCTCCAGTCAAGCTGTGTGAATATACGGGGTTTATTGCTTTTATTACATTATTCTCTTTTAAGTTGAGTGGAATGTGGGAACGCTTCGCGGGTGCAAGCCTCATCTGTTTATTAAGTTCTGCAATTAAATTCGCAACAGTTGTAGCATCATACTTTTTTACTGTCTTTTTTGTGTTCATATTTTTTTAAATGTTTATATAAATGTGAGCAGTTTTGAGCCTTGCTCAGGGCTGTTGTTGTTATTTGTTATTTTCATCAACTTGGCTGTTGTAAGTATTGATGTATGTTGTTAGCATCTCTGTTGTCACCGTCTCATAAACATCTCCATCAATTCCTAAAAGTTCCGCTAATTCAACTCTTATATCTTCATTATTTACTTCTTCTGAATAATTAAGAGGATAACTTTTCCCGATAGCGTTTTTTTCCGCAAATTTCATGATTATTTCACTTTCTGTTCTTGTGTTCATATGTTTTTAAATGTTTTAATAAATGTGAGCAGTTTTGAGCCTTGCTCAGGGCTTTTATTTTAAACTGTCAACCCGCTTTCATTTTCATGTAATCTATAACGCTTAGGCTTACAATTTCAAACACATCTCTTATACATTTCCTTTGCGCGTTCGCTAGTACATGATGGCCATCCTTAAACTGAAGGTCTTCTAGCGCTTCCGTCAAGTAATGAACATGTCCATTACTTTCATTAAGCCACTCCGTTAAGTCTGATGTATAGATGTCAATGCGCCCCTCAACAGCTGCATCAAGATCCTCTTCCAGCAGTATTTGAAAGCTTTTTACGCTCTCAATGCCTTCTTCTAACTCAATCATATCTTCAAGTATCGCTTGCATGTATCTATATTTCGATGAACTACTAACGGCTGTCAGGCTTTGTATGGCGCCTGAAAGGACTTTATAGTACTCGTTACTACCGCCTATTAGTTCTAATTTGAAACCGTAGCCGTTAGCTCTTACCTCCAAAACATTTGTAAAATTTTCTAGCTCTTTTCTTATGTTCATATGTTTTTTAATGTTTTAATAATGTTTTTTGACCTCTCTTTAAAGCGGGGGGTGTACCGCTTTTTATGTTGGCCCCTGTGATGTTAAGTTGCTCCTTCTTCTTGACTATTAAGATTATATCATACCCAGGGGTAAGATGTCAATAGGCATTTATGACTTGTTACGCATCGGATGTGTATTTTAATTTCTTTCTGAAATTTGTTACTTGTTCCAATATTCCACAATTTCAGGGTATTCATCTATAATATAACTTCCATTACCTTCAACCATCTCCGTGGCCTCTTCTTTATCGAAGCCATAAACTTCAGTTAAGCCCTCAATAATTTGATCTTCTGTTAGTAATTCTTCTCTACTGTAGTTGTACATATATTTTTTTAATAAATTAATTAAGATTTATTGGCCCATAGCCAGATAATAACTTCTAGCTTTTCGGAATTGGTACTATCGCTATACACACGTTCAACGTACTCTATATGATCTGTAACCATGTTTTTGATATCAGCTGCCGCAAAACCTTTTTTTGTTAAAATTTTGTTTGCCTTCTCTTTATTGAATTTCATATTTTTTTAAATGTTTTTATAATGTTTGACCTCTTTTTAAAGCGGGGGGTGTACCGCTTTTTATGTTGGCCCCTGTAATGTTAAGGTTCTCTTTCTCGACTATTAAGATTATATCATACCCAGGGGTAAGATGTCAATAGGTATTTATGACTTACTACACATCTGATGTGTATTTAAGTACCGCTCTTGGAGATTTTTCGTATTGGTATAATAAGTTTATGGCCACAGCAAAACAAAAATTAGCTCTTCAGAAAATCACCGAGAATCACGGAAACATATCCAGGGGGATGATTGAGGCGGGCTATACTCCCCATACCGCCAGTAAGCCGAAAAACTTAACTGATTCTAAAGGCTTTCAGGAGTTGTTGGATGAGGCTATCCCTGATTGTGACATGATCCGAGTTTTACAAAATGGAATGGAGAACGCTTTTAAAATCCTTCTGTCCCCGGCTGCTGGAACATTGGAGGTAGAAGATTTCGCGGTGAAATTAGCGTACCTCAAAGAAGCGGCAAAGTTAAAAAATAAATACCCTAAAGAGGAAGACCCAACACTTAGGGCGCAGCCTGTTCCAATATTACAAAGCATTAGTATTACGCAGAATGTATACCATAACGACAGCAACGAAAAAGATAACGAACCTGAAAAAAAGGATTAGAGCTGTCACAGGAGGCACATCAGCTTCTAAATCTATTTCTATTCTCCTTTGGCTCATTGACTACGCTCAGAGTTCTTCTAATCAAGTCATTTCTGTAGTCTCCGAAACTTTTCCACATCTCAAACGCGGCGTGATGCGTGATTTTCTTAATATCCTTAAAACTCACGGATATTTCAAGGAAATATCATGGAATAAAACAGATTACATTTACTCATTCGAGACAGGAAGTAAGATAGAGTTCTTTAGCGCAGATCAACCCTCTAAAGTTCGTGGCCCACGCCGTGATATTCTGTTTATTAATGAAGCTAATAACATACCTTTTGAAACTTTTACACAATTAGAAATACGTACAAAAAAGATAATCTGGCTCGACTGGAACCCGGTGAGTGAGTTTTGGTGGTACACAGACGTAGCCCCACATGTTGACCATGATTTTATCACACTCACCTACAAAGATAATGAAGCTCTTGAACCTTCTATAGTTGAATCAATCGAGTCCAAACAATGGAACAAAAATTGGTGGCAGGTGTACGGTCTGGGGCAACTTGGTGTTGTGGAATCCCGCATCTATTCCGGCTGGCAGCAGGTGGATGACATACCACATGAAGCGCGTTGTGAACGCTACGGCCTTGATTTCGGCTATTCTAACGACCCTACGGCTCTTATAGCTGTCTATTATTACAACGGCGGGTACATCTTAGATGAGGCGGTTTACTTAAAAGGTATGAGTAATAAAGCGATTGCAGACGTGATCCTATCGCAATCCTCCAGAGCACTAGTTAAAGCCGATTCAGCCGAGCCAAAGAGTATTGATGAAATAGGAAGTTACGGCGTTTCAATAATAGCGGCGAGGAAAGGAGCCGACAGTATAAGAAATGGGATAGAATATGTTAAATCCTTACGTATTAGCGTCACGAAGCGTTCTGTTAATCTTCTGAAGGAGTATAACAACTACTTATGGATAACAGATAGGAATGGAAAAATCATTAACGAGGCTCAGGACTTCAATAATCACGCCCTGGATGCCCTTAGATATGCCTTTGATGAGTACCGTGAGGCACGGACTGATCTAGCTCAACATAAAAGGTACAACACTTCTATACTCAATAAATGGACCATAGGCGGAGTTTAGAATGTCACAAAACAGGTATTGCAAAGTTATTTACACCTTACATATCATCCAGTTATGCCACAACCAGCGCCAGCTTTCCCAGTACCAACGCCTTACCAACCGCCAAAAAAGGGTGGTAATCCATATTTAAAGCCCGGTACAACCGGCCCAATGATCGGACCAACTCAAGTACCGACAAGTAACGTAAATAAGTCTGGTATGGTTTCATTCTCCGGCGGCGCTCAATACCCAGCTGGTTCAATTCTCGGCTCTCGAGCACCAATAGTTAATCAGCAGCAACAGCCACAACAGCCACAACAGCCACAACAGATGCAGCCACAACAGATGCAGCTACAGCAGATGCAACAGCAACCAGGCGGCATGCGTACTCCTGGGCAAGGCGATGATGTAAATTCCGCTCAATTCTCAGAATGGCGCAGCATGCAGCCTCAAGAAGGGAATATGGACGTAAATAGCCTGATTGATAGTCAATACAACGAACAGATGGGTTATTTGGGCGGCGTTGAGGGTAATCTACGAAACGATTATCCAAATGTGCTTGCCGATGTTGAAGCAAATTACGGAGCGCAAAAGGGAAATATAGACTCAAGCCGTAGAACCGCACAAGATACTCTAGCCGGCAACTTAACTGGAGCCGAGACGAGAAGAGCGGAGGCCGAAATGAGGAATAGACAGGCGTATGATGAGCAGAATCGGGCGGCATTTCAGCGCTTTGGCGGTGGTAGTTCAGCCGGTCAAGCCTCAAGTGAGATTCTTGCCCGTGGACAGGCTCAAGATTTAGGGGCAGTACAGCAGAACCATAACAACCATGTACAAGAGATTGACCGTAATAAAATGCAGATTGAGCGTGACTACTCAACAGCTCTTGAGTCTCTTGATGCCCGTAAATCAACAGCTATTAATGAGGCTAATCGTGAGTTTCAGGGCAAACTTCTTGAGATTACCCGGCTCAAGTCAGAAGCCGGAGCCAACAAAGGTCAGCAACGGCTACAAGCCCTCATGGATCTAAGAAACAAAACGTTTCAAATCGACCAGGAAAATACTAATTTCATGCGTAGTCTTGAGCAACAGAAAATGTCTGCTTCTCAAGACCTTGACACGTATTCTAAGCAGCTTGAGATGCAAATGGCCTCAGAACAGAAAGCACGAGGTGCTTCTAATTCATTTTATGACACTTATGCACCAGGGCAGCGTTATCAGGTTGGTAATTCCTCATTCACCGCTCAAGAACCCGTAATGATCGGGAAGATAGGAAAACGGGTAGTAGGTAAAGATGACCTTGGCCGTACAGTCTATGAAGATGGAACCTCAGGTTATTCTCAGTACGACAGTTTCGGTCAGCCGGTACAACCAACGCAAGCAAAACAACAGCCGGTAGTAGATAATAAGTTTATGGGAATGTTCTAACGTGTGGATCAACAACAGCAATTACTCAAACAACTTCTAGGAACGCCTGAAGGGCAGGCATTCTCTTCACTGATAGATGTCTCGACACCAGAGGCGCAAGCATACGTACTATCAATACTAACCGCAGTACAGGGAAATATAGAGGACGCTGTTGTTAAGATTCAATTAGATACAGATGTGGCACAAGCCATGGCCTCCCGTGGATTACCTCCTTCAGTCCAACAATTAGCCCAAATCAAAACACCTTATCAACAGATTTCACAAATTCGTGAGATAAAAGCACAGCAAGCTTCCCAGCCACAGCAGATGCAACAGCAACCACAGCAACAGCAACAACAGCAGATGTATAGAGTACCGATGCAGCAACAGATGCAGCAACAGCCACAGCAGATGCAACAGCAACCACAGCAACAACAGCAGATGCAGTATCAAGTTCCACAACAGATACAGCAACGAGCGCCAATTACTCAGAGTAACAATCAAGCAGATGTTGTGAGCCCTTTTAATCGTTCTAACGTTCCATTAACACAAAGTTTTAACAACTTCAATCCTAGAATGGGCTACTACAACAACACACACAAGGGTGAAGATTACGGTACAACTATGGGAGAAGATGGAAAGTTCCCCATAGGTGGACAGGTCATATCAGCCGGGTTTGATAAGGCGTATGGCAATTCAGTAGTTGTCCGGGGATACAATCCCCAGGAGTTCAATCAGCTATCACCCGCAAACAGAGCTAACTTCCGTGGTGGAAATGAGGATTATGTACGTCTGTCACATCTTCAATCCTTACCTAACGTGAGACCTGGACAATATGTAGCGACAGGATCAGCCGGATTGAAATTTGGTTCTACGGGTAATTCTACCGGTCCCCATTTAGATATAGAAGCGGGGCGGGGTGATTACAACAATTTTGACGCTAAGCAATCTTTTTCTCAGGCGTACCCTCAAATGAATTTTTTATCAAAAAATAAAGGCTCAGGAGGTACGGGCGGGGGTGGAGGACAATACAGCACAAACAAATTAAAACAACAGGTAGCTAAGTACAATTACAAACCAATGAATAGTACTCAATTCACCGATTCTGTTAAACAGAAATTCAATTCAATTTCCCGGCCGATTCAGCAGCAGGTGGCTAAGTCAGTCGCTCCAAAGGTACAGCAGGTTCAAAGACAAGTACAACAGGTTCAAAGACAGGTGCAACCAGCCTTAAAACAGGTCAGTAACTCTGTTACTAACTTTGTCAATAACGGTAAAAACTTTGTCAATAACTTGTTCAGACGTTGATAAGTTATTGACTTTACTTCTAAGCTACTTTCAATGTCTAACATCTTTCAAAACACTATTAATTCCGCACGTGAGAAGTTCGACAAGAGCTATAGAACTTTCATCAAGCCAATTCAACAGGCAAGGCAAGACTTCTCAGCAGACATAAGACCTGGGGGCTTCGTTGGATTTCGTCCTAATACACAAACAGCTCAGAGTTCCCGACCAGTGGCACAACTGGCAGGTAGAGTAGTACAAGATACAGTCCAAAATATGGGCAATATAGTCCAAGGAGCATACCGTGGGATTAAATCAGTCGGCCAAAAACTGAATAATCCGTATAACTTAAGTCCAGAACAGCAGGCAGCGACAACCACACCAGGGGCACGTATGGTCCAAGCAGTGGGATCTTCACTATTTAACACGGGGCGGGACTTTCTGGACGGCACAGCAGGGGCATTGCGCTCAACGGTAGACCAGAAACAGAGCTTTACAGAGCCTTATAAAAAGATGATGACCTCCGGCTTTAAGGTTGCGACTCTTCCACTAGCAGCAGCACAACCTGGGATCACACTGGCCTCAGGCGCTATAGGTGGAGCCCTAAACGCAGGTTTGGGTGATAAGTCAAAAGCAAATAGGTTTGAGACAGGATTTGGTGAAGGTGTTACCTCTGCCGGAGCTTATAAGGCAATTGGGGGGCTCACAAACCCGCTAATAGATAAGTTGACTGTTAGATTGATGGAAAGCAAGACAGTATTGAAGGCATTGGATAAAGTCCCAGGAGACAGGAAGCAACAGTTTGTTAAGTTCTTGGCGGAGCGTGCCTCAGTTGGAGCCCTGAACGTGCCGGAGGGGATGGTTATGCAGGGTACAGTACGTCCAGACTTGTCATACACGGTACAAGATGCTCTCCTTGACTTTACAGCTGGGGCAGCAGGCGGGAAATCAGGCACAGGCATCGGTAAAGCATTCGGCAACGACGAACTAATACTAAAAAACATTCAGAAAAAAGACCCTAATTTTAGGATTATTCATCCGGAAGATAGGCAACGCATGCTGGATCTAATTAACTACAATGCTAATCCAAAGTACAAAGATGGTTCAGACCAACGGCTGGAACTTGACGCTTCACGAATTGCGGAGCGGTACGGGCTGAATATGGGTAAAGATATTAAATCATTGGCAACGAGCTTTAAAAAAACCCTTGATTCTATTGATGATAATCAATATATATATAGGTCAATGAAGGATAACTATGCGCCAAAAATGGGGATTGTTGAGACTTCAAGTGCTAACACAATGGCACAGCCAAACTTTACACCACTAAAAGTAAAGCCAGAGGAAGCAGCGAGAGAGAAATTGGGAAAGATTATGTATGGAGATAAGCAGGCCGATCTTGCTCGTAAAGTTGAAGAGGATCCATTTATAAAAAGTCTTGATGATGACGCTCGCATACAAGAGTTTGAGCAGATAAAAGATACAGTGAAGAGGTCTGGTAATAAACAGAATGCATTTTTAGTTAATCAACTTGATGCTATAAAGCAAAAACTAGATAGCACTATAACTAAGACAGGAAAGTATCAGGAGTACTTACAACAAGAAGACCGTGTACTTGAAAAGCCGCAGCTTCTCTACACTCTTGAAGGTGTAGCAAATGATAACGCCGCAGTAAGTAGATTGATTTTGGATGCACGGAAATCAATCTCTAATTCCGGAACACTTAGCAAGAGTAATAAAAACCTGATTAATGATCTTGCAAATCGAATTGGGGGAAACACCTATCCAGATGACATACTGAAAGCCGTATCAGAACTACCAACAGGAAGAGAAATAAGAGAAATGAATGTAAAACGTGTCTATCCTGACGAACTTAAAAAACTTGTTGCAGATATCAGGCTTTATGAAAAGCAACAGAAAAACCTGGAAAGACAAATATCTGATTCATATACTAAAATAAAAAAAGAAGTTCGTGAGGCTCCAACATCACCATTACCAGATACCTATACTCCAAAAGAGTATGAAAAGATTAGAGCAGAGCGTGATTTAAAACTACCGCCACCACCACCTGTTAAGGGTGAGGCTCCAAGTTTTGAATACGTAGAACACCTCTCTAAGGGGTACGGTGGTAGAAGACCAGAGGAGAAGGTAGGATTATTAGATTGGATACGCACACCTACGAAAGTACTTGAGAAGCTCGGATTAAAGAAAGAATCTGATTTACTGCTTCGTAAGTATGATAATTATTTAACAGATCATAAACGTGAGATTGATCGAGTTACAGCATGGCAGAAGCAAGTGCCAGATAAAGAAAGTGCAAAACGTATATTCAACCATCTTGACGGTAAAAAATTGACACTATCAGATGAAGAGCTGAAAGTGGCTGGGGAAATAAAGGCATATCTTGGTGTTTGGGCTGATAAATTAAATCTTCCAAAAGATGGCCGGTTAGCCGATTATATCACTCATATTTTTGAACCTGATTTTATTACAAAAGAATTTGATGAAGATATAGCAAAACTTCTAGTTGACCGTATTCCAGGGTCGGTATATAACCCATTCCTTCAAGAGCGATTAGGGAAGAAGGGGTATATAGAAGATGTTTGGAGAGCACTTGACGCTTACGTTAAACGTGCTACTCGTAAGTTCAACATGGATCCAGCCTTAAATCAGTTGAAAAAAGCCGCTGAAACTCTTGACAATGATTCTTTTAAGTATGTTGAGAGTTACGCAAAACGGATTAACATGCAACCTACGCAACTTGATAACTATGTGGACAATACCATTAAGTCAGTTGTTGGGTATAAGTTTGGCCAGCGCCCTACAGCTAATCTATCTAATAAAGCCCGCCAGATGATATTTCGAGGTGCTCTGGGATTAAACCTTGGCTCCGCTATTCGCAATATTACACAAGGTGTAAATACCTATGCCACACTAGGGGAGAAGTACACAGCCAAAGGATATCTTACCCTCTTTAAAAAGCTGGCCTCAAACGACATGAAAGAGTTGGAGGATAATAATATATTAAGTCAGAACATTGGCATGGATAGAAAGTATGATGCAGTTAAGGGATTCTGGGAAAAAGCAGATAAGGGGTTATTCTTTATGTTTGACCTTGCAGAAAAGATCAACCGTGGAAGTGCATACTTTGGAGCCAAACAACAAGGTTTGTCTAAAGGAATGAATGAGAAGGATGCTATACAGTATGCGAAAAGTATTGTTTCAAAGACTCAGTTTAACTATGGATCAGTTGAAACACCAGTTGTTTTACAATCCGACATAGTAAAACTCCTTGCACAGTTTCAGACTTTTGGTATTAAGCAGACTGAATTTATAGCTGATATGGCAAAGAGGCGTGATGTGGCCGGAGGTGTTCGCTTTGTGCTTGCTACATTCGCCATTTCTCAAGTATTTCAAAAGATGTTCGGCCTATCTACAAATATATGGGATCAGTTCGGAATAGTAGGCGGCATGGCTGAGGGTACATATAATACAATTACACAAAAAGAAGGACCGCAGAATCAGAGATTTCAGGGGCCACCAATTACACAAATAGTTGGAGCTACAACAAAGGTACCAAAGGCTATTGCAGGGGATAAGTATGCACAAGAGGATCTAAAAAAAGCTGTTGCTCTAATGATTCCAGGAGGAGTACAAGCAAAAAAAACGATAGAAGGTGCGGCAGCCTTTAATCGTGGAGCCTCTGAAACTCCTAAAGGGCAGGTACGATACACAATAGATAAGAATGTAGGTAACAGATTAAGAACTGCAACAATGGGGCAGTATGCCGCATCAGAAGCAGAACCATATTTTAAGGAGAAGAGAAAACCATATGGTGACCAGCAGTCGGCGCTAATTCGTGAACTTGGAAAACCAGGGGAGCAAATTATACTGGATAACAGATTACAAAGCGCAACTAGAAAACAAGCAGTTGAAGCCGTGACATCGGGTGATATTAAAAAAGCAGAGGAGCTGATGAAAGGTATGACCCTTGAACAGAGAAATAACATTATGCGGTCGGCTGAACTTGATAAGGTTAAATCTCAATTCACTCCAGAACAAAAAGCACTTTATAACTTGACAGCGGAGCAAAAAGAGCAATTAATAAAGTCCAATCCTGAATATGCGTCAAAACTATTAGACATGGATATAAAGATAAAATCTGTTTCAAAATCTAAATCCCGCCGTGTTCGAGCTAGAAGAAGTAAAAGAAGAAAGTTAAGAGTACGAAAAGCAAGAAGAACAAAGCTATCAAAAAGAGTCCGAATTAAAAGACCGTCTTTTGCATAATTAAAAATAGTGATATAATACTATAGCGTGAGCGAACACACTACAATTCGTACCATTAAACACACTTTCACAAAATACGGGCGTACTACTACTGGTACAGAAAAACGTGATGATAATGAGTCCTGGTACTGTCAGGTCTGCACATGCCAAGTACCCTATGAGATTGATCCCTACGTCTTCCAGATTCGAGATAATGAATACATGCGTATCTGCCCTTCATGCCAAAAAAAAGTATTAGACAATAAGATAAGCACCTTCTCACGGCTTGTTCGCATTTGCCGTTTTAAGTTACTCGACCTCACTCTCTAAAAAACGTGGTATTGATAAGTTACTCCTTCAGCTTCTAAGCTTGTGGCTATGGCTCAGGACAAAATATCAAAAGCATATATAGAGGTTAACAAACACTACTCGGCATGGACTGAAGACATGCAACATCGAATGACTCGTAAGAATGGTTGGAATGATGTTACAGATGGGTACTGGGGCAAACTCCCAAACGATTGGCCCTACCTTGCTCGTGTTGTTGATCCTCGTATAAGAACCTCAATCATCGAAAAAACCTCACGTCTTCTCAATTCCAAGCTTAGAGGACGATTAACACCACGGAAAGGTACAAATGTGCTAAAAGCTCGTATCAACAACGCACTCCTGGATTACCAGTGGGATGCTGCACAAGACGGAGGTTCAATGCTTGATAAGTATTCACTCCTGGATCAGGATACCCGGTTATATGGTTCAAAATTTGCGCTCGTTAAATGGAACTATGAGCAAGATGATAATGATGAAGATGCTCAAGTGATTTTCAATGGCAATGAATTTAAACCTCTTGACTTACGTGATTGTGGCATTGATCCAACAGCAGACAACATCAAGAATGCAAAATGGTTTCAACATCGGGAATGGATGAAGTACGAAGACCTCGAAAACACAAATGATGCCTACACTGGACTACCCAAGTACAAGAATTTGGATATTCTCAAAGATAGAATGAAGCAGCATCAAAACAGACGGGATACCGCCTACAGCAACAGACTGTTGACCCTGAAAGGTTTGCCAGATCGTGTTGGTGATGATGACTCATTTCCAGTATGTGAAATTGTCACAGAGTATAGAGCAGATAGATGGATTACTTTTGCTCCTAATTTTAGTGTAATTATTCGAGATATTAAAAATCCATATATCCATAAGAAAATTCCAGTAGTCCAATTAAAGTATTACGGCCTCCAAGGTGATCCGCTGGGTGAATCTGAAGTCGAACCCGTGCTACCATTATGGCGTGCTATTCAGTTTATTGTATGTGGATATCTGGACAACATCAATATGCATATGCGGCCACCTTTGAAGATTTTGGACGGTGCAGCTCGTATCGAAACAATTGTCTTTTCTCCGGAAGCACAGTGGATAGTAGATAGAGTTGATGCAGTTACAGAGCACACCTCAAATGGGGAAGCTGTCAGGTACTTCCAGACAACTTACTCAGCACTTGTATCAGCCTTTAATGTTGCTATGGGGGATGTATCACAAGGTGTATCCTCTATTGACCCTATGAGTAGTAAGAAGACCGCAACAGAGATTAAAAAGACCTCAGCACAGCAGAATACTCGAGATCAAAAAAATCAACAGTCTCTTTCAGATTGTATAACCGATATGATGATGATGTGGGTTTCAAATAACAAACAATATTTATTTCGCAATACAGATCAACATGAGTACTTGCTCAGAATTATAGGGAAAGAAAACTTTGAATATTTTAAGAAGGCCGGTCTTGATGAGATGGAATTGCCGGAAGAATCTGCAATGATGATTGCCGACATCATCAATATCCAAGGTGGGAATATACAGGATGCAGACATCGAAAATATGGTTGATGCGGGAAGCATCCCGAAGTACCCAATCTTTGACGATCCCGACCAAAGAGATCCGGAAAAACTATCATGGAAGCCTAAGATGGAAGTAAACGAAATGGGGGACGCTGCACAGGTTTCAATCGTTCCAGAAGACCTTGACGGCTTGTATAACTATATCCCGTCGGTTAAATCAATGCAGTCTGGAGCAGACGAAGAACTTGCTAATGCACGAATGAAAGCGTTTGAGATGATAATGAATCCAATGGTACAACAGATGCTTATGCAAGACGGGAAAAAGACCGAAATGTACACGCTTCTCACTGCAATCTTTGAGGATGCCGGGTTACGTGATGCAGAGCGATTCTTTACTGACGTACAGAATAGTCCAAGTGAAGGGATGCCAGAGCCGGGCATGGAGCAGATGCCACCAGAACAGATGCAGGGTATGCCGGAGCTTCCACCAGAGCAGGGAATGGGTCAACAAATGCCGCAAGCGCAGGTGGTATAATAGAGTATGGCAAAAACTAAAAAAGATGTTGCTAAAGAAAACATGGCCAAAGCTGTTGGACTTGAAGAGCTATACAACTCAGATAATTTTAGACAATACCTACTTCCCTATCTCCAGGAACTCTCGCGAACAGAAAAGATAAGGCCCGATGGATATACTAACAGGGACGACTACTTATACAAGCTAGAAGTTGCTAATATCAGAGCTCAAGTATACGACGAACTGGTAAAGTTTTTAGCTGGCCAAACAAACTACGTACAGAAAATGAAAGAAATAATTACCCAACCAGTTAAAAATTACTCTATAGGCGATGCCCTCCAAACAATCGAAGCTACCACCTCTACCGGATGAGGCGTATGACGGCGAAAAACATACTATTGAGCTTAATCCTGCTCTGAAGAACGACCATGCGGGTGTCTACTTCCAAGATGGTGAGCTCAGATCACCATCGGGGGCTGCATGGACTGGTCCGAATCTTCATATTCTTTTTGACCTTCTCACTAAAAAATCCTCTTGATAAGTTACCACTCTTCTTAATACGCTTCTTACGTAGTCGTGTAACCCTCGATGCTCACGGGGTATAAAGACCGGGTAAGAGCAATTAAATCTTCACACTACGAACTTTTAAAAATATGGAGACGAACCAAGAGCAACAGAATGAGTCTGAAGGACAACAGATAGATGCAATGCTCACATCAAACAAACCCGCCGAAGAGCAAATTGTTGAAGAGGAGATGTCGTTACCTGACGGGGTATCAGATAGAACCAAGGAACAATTTGAAAAGCTGAAAGAAAAGAACAGGAGACTTTCTGATGAGTTGAAAAATAAAGAAGAAGTTAAACCGGTTCACGTTCATGCTTCCGTGTTAGATGATGCAGTTGAAGCTTATGCACCACAGTTTAAAAATCTTTCTCAGAATCAGGTAGAGGCAACCGCCAAAGCCTTGATAGATCAAGAAGGATATTTAGACGAAAAACGGTTACAGCAGATGCTTGATGAGAATAACCGCAAAGTTGAAGAAGCGTTAGATAGAGCCAAAAAGGCAGAGGAGAAAATAGCAACTGTTGAACAGCGGACAACGATGGAGCGGGTACATCAAAAATACCCACAACTCGACCCGTATCACAAGGGGTTTAATCCTAGCTTTTATGACTTTGTAAAAAACGACCTTCTCGGCCAAATGGTTAAAGGGACAAAGGATGTGATGTCGGCCGCACAGCGAGCTGATAAATTCTTTTCTCAATTCAAAACTCAAGACAATGTTGTACCAAACCCTGAACCAAAAATTGTAAATCAAGTTGGCCGCTCAATGCCAGACCGTTCCAATACGGGTACGCAAGAATTGACCATTGCACAACGATTAAAAAGAGCAGGGTATTAAATAGCATTTATTTTTTACTTTTATGTCATTTGCCCAGACGTATGGAACAGACAGACGGGAATCCCTTTTGGATATTCTCCGTGATGTCTCTCCCAATACAGACAATTATTTAACAACCAATTTAGGAAGAGCGCCAAACGCAACCAACACCCTGCATTCATGGGGAGTTTACAACACAGATAGACCAACAACTGTGACCCCTGCAATCGAAGGTGCGCCAGCTACTTACGGTGCTTTGACAGCTCCAGAACGTTCTAGCAACGTAACTGTAATCGTCGATGAAAACGTAAGAGTTACAGGAACACAGGAAGCAATTGACACAATCAACGGTGTTGATAGCTATGAGTTCCAAAAAGAAGAAGCTTTGAAACGGTTAAAAGCAAAGATGGAATTTTTGACCGTTAACGGAGTTTTCGCTTCTGGTAACTCAGGTGTTGCTCGTGGTATGGCTGGTATTGATGGCTTAATCTCCACCAATGTAACAGCTCGTTCCTCTGGTACATCATTCTCCGAAATTGAATTTAACAACCTTGAACAACTCTCATGGGATTCCGTAGGGTCAAGCTTTGTTGCAGATATTCTGCTTTGTCCAATCGTCATAAAAAGACGTATTGCGACATTTACAGCAAATCAGACTCGTAACATTGACGCCTCTGCAAAGAGATTAACCAATGAGATTCGTGTCTATGATACTGATGTAGGTCAGACTGTTATGGTTATCCCTCATAAGGATGTACGTAGAATTGCCGGATCAGTTACGGTTTACTTGCTCAGAGAAGAAATGTTTAAATATTCCTTCTTGCGTGAACCAAAGTATAAAGAGCTTGGTCTAGATGGTGACCGCTCAAATGGTCAGTATGTTGGAGAGTTTACGACATGTTCGTTTGCACAGCGAACGTCTGTTCGAGCTACAGGATATAATGCAGCCCTCTAAGCTGTTTTAGTAGCAAATAGCCCATTCGACTTACAGGATGGGCTATTTTTTTAGTTAAACATCTCTGGTATAATGGCGTACCATGGATGAATATGAAACAGTCTTTGTACCCAAAAGTCAGTATGACTCAATAACTACTTTAGATGCTTATGCTGAAAAGCTGGGCAACCCTGAAGACTGTACCACCGAATCGGGCTGGAAACTTCTCGATGCTCTCGTTCTGTTCTGGGAAGCCAATTATCCCAAAGAAGTTGCAGATTGGCGCCACGACCGGAAGATTGACCTTGCTATAGAGCGTGATAAACATACTCTTATGTACAACCCTGTCACCTATCCAGCACGGCTATTTAAGCTTCTCAAGCTCTTCTTTCCATACATGTCCTTAACAGATCGTGACTTTCATAGTAAACTCATCAAGCGCCAGGAATTGTTTAAAACAACTAACTATAAATTATGAAAATAGCAGCATGTATCATTACTAAAGACGATAGTGAATATGAAAAACTGCTAAATGCTATCTACTCCATTAAACCATACATACAGGATGTGTATGTTACAACGACAGGGGAAGAAACTGAAAAAATTAAATCAATTAGTACCGTTACGCATTCACACTACGCATGGGATGACTCATTCACAAACGCCCGTAACTTTAACTTTGCACAAGTTCCTGAGGGATATGATTACATCTTTTGGATTGATTCAGATGATTTACTGGTAGGCGGTGACTTCATTGTCAAGATTGCAGAAAAAGCAAAGAGCCAGAATATAGATGTGGTTTTTTTTGAGTACTGGTATGGGTGTACATTTAGTGGTGCTCCAAGTGAAGAGACGCTCTTAAAAATTGATATAAAACAAAATAGAGAACGCCTGATTAGACCAGGGACTAATGTCTGGAAAGGAAGGTTACATGAGACACCTGTTCCAGTTGCAGGTGGCCAGATTAAGTACATTATGATCCCCTACGATAAAGACCAAGAGATAGCAGTGCTTCATACGGCACAAGTTGATAATACAGGTGTAAAGATGGAGCGCAACAAAAAGTTATTACAACTACAACTTGCAGACGAAGGAGTAAAGCCAGACCCACGCACAATCCTCTACTTAATGAAAATCTACGCAGAACAAGAAGACCGTGAGCAATGGGTTACTTGTATCTCAATGGGATATGATTATTTAAAGCTTTCAGGCTGGGATGAAGAACGAGCAGAAGCGTATGAAATGATGGCTCAATGTATGGGTAATGTTGGAGATAATAGCCAAGCTGCGGGGCTACTTCATAAAGCTATTGCAGAATGGCCACATCAACCGATGCTATACGTCCGGCTCGCTGCAACATACTACAATCTGAAGGAATATAAGAAATGTAAATATTGGATGGATCTTGTTTCCAAAATGGATCTTGATGACAAGTCGAATAAGATTGTAAACATTCACGGGTTAAAGGTTCTGTTTGCTGAACTCATGTACAGGTACTTCTATAACGTAGAAAAAAATCATAAAAAAGCGCTTGATGCTGCACATATGTTATACAGTGAGATTCCAACAGAAGACAATCAGGGGCTTATTGATGTGCTGTCTAGTGTTGACCGTGCAGATAAGGCGCTGCTTTCTTTGGAGACTTTGGTTAAATATTTAGAAGATGTAAAAGAAGAAAAATCTATACCAGATATACTTAATATGCTACCAATGGCGCTTGCTGGCCAGCCATTCACTATCAAGCTTAAACAGAAATATATACAACCTCGCACCTGGAATCAAAATGAAATTTGTTATTACGCTTCATTTGGTGGGGCTCACTTTGAGCAATGGGACGGTGATAGTGTTAAGACTGGGATAGGGGGCAGTGAGACGGCAGTAATTCAGCTCTCAGAACAGTTTGTTAAACAAGGGTATAAAGTATCAGTCTTTTGCGATTGTGTAAAGCACACTCAGATTAACGGTGTCTGGTACGTCCCTCACTTTTATTTTAATCCCTTTGATTACTTCAATATATTCATACAATGGCGTAACTGGAATCTAACAGATAAAGTGAAAGCCAAAAAGATATTTGTTGATTTGCATGATATATACCACCCTATCGACATAAAGAAGTCACACCTGCAAGCTATTGATGCTTTTATGGTGAAGTCAAAGTACCATAGGGATCTAGCCAAATATATACCGGATCATAAATTTAAAGTTATATCAAACGGAATTTTATGAATCGCAAACTTTTGTACTCAAGCTCATATGATCGTGGCCTAGATAACCTGCTCATTAACTGGGATACCATTATTAAGAACTATCCAGATGCAGAGTTGCATGTATGCTATGGCTGGGATCTGTTTGATATTGGTAACCACCATAATCCCGAACGTATGGCCTGGAAAAAGAATGTAGAGGGGATGATGCAAAAGCCTGGAATTGTGCATCATGGTCGAGTTGGTAAGGGGGAACTTGCAAAGATTCGTAAGCAATGTACTTTCTGGGTATACCCCACTTACTTTACGGAAATCAATTGTATATCGGCAATTGAAGCACAGGCTTCTGGACTTGTACCTGTAACCGTTCCACTTGCAGCGCTGGACGAAACGGTGCAATCTGGCGTGAAGGTGACGGCTGATATATCAAAGCCAGAAGGGATGCAGCAGTTTTTAATCGAGCTTTTCTCACTCTTTGATAATCCGGAACGGGTAAAAGAAGAACAAAAGAAAGCCCGTAAACACGCTGAAAATTACAAAATAGAAAAGATTGCTGACAAATGGGGGAAGGTATTTAGAACACCTCTGGAAACTCCCCTTATTACAATCTATACACCAACAATCCGCAAAGGCTGGTTTAATATAATGGCACATGCACTGGCAAGGCAGACTTACAAAAACTTTGAGTGGATTATTATTGATGACTTGGGTATTGATAGAACAGCACTATCTAAAAAGTATGCAGACAAGTACAAGCTTGATATACGGTACATAAAAGGTGACAAGTTTAAAGTAACCGAACATACACTTGTTCGAGCGAATAACACGGCGCTCCGTGAAGCCAAGGGTGAGCTTCTGGTATTCTTACAAGACTTTATACTTCCACCCGATGATGGCTTTGAGAAGATGGTGAATATCTACAAAAAGCATCCAAAGGATCTTATAGCACCGGTCGATACAGCTTTCCTTCCAACTGTAAAACCAGATTTAGAAAGTGAGGACTGGTTCAATGGGGCAACTGATATAGAAGGTGAGACTGTTTATAAGAATGTGCGGCTTAAGATGAGGACAACAGCAACGAGTAATCACTATCACTTTGAACAGAATTACGGGGCTATTCCTGTATCTGTTGCACGAGAACTGAACGGATGGTATGAATTTATGGATGATGGACTAGGCTATGATAATGCTGAAATTGCGTATCGAGCTATTAAGCTGGGTTCACTTATTCAAATTGATGTAACAAATGTAGCCAGATGTTTGCATCATGGGATAATTTTAAAAGATTATGAGGTGAAAATTTCAGTAAATCGTGCGGTCAATGAACCACGCTTCATATGGCTTGAAGAGCAAATAGAGGCCGGTAATATACCGATAGTTCGAGATATAGCCCTCGATAATAGAATAGTCGCACCTGTTGAAATTCCTGAAGGTGTTGAGCCTGTAGAGTACCTTCAAAAAAATATGGATCGTATTATTTCTCACTTTTATGTGGATAAACAAAAATAAGTACGTAAAAGGAATGAAGCTTGATATAGGAGCAGGAGACCCGGCAACTGGTCAGGAAGTGCAACATACAGGGTATGTATTAAATGATGTGGAAGCTTATGAAGGTATTGACCTAGTATGTAACATACTCAATCTTGACGACTATATAGATCCTGAAATGTGCTCTGTGGTACGTGGTTCGCACATCCTGGAGCACTTCACAAATACAGAAGTAAAGACTGTGCTAGACGCCATTTACAGGTTACTGGAACCAGATGGAAAGCTTGAGATAATAGTACCTAATCTTGAATGGCACAGCAGACTTATTACAGAAGGCCACCATAGCGATGCGGTGCGGTACATGTTTGGTGGGCAACTTAACGCTTGGGATATCCATAAAACAGGCTTCACAGGTAATTTGCTTTATGAAAAAGTAACACAAGCTGGCTTTATAGTAGATGAGCTTCTCAATGAAACTTCACTCACTCTTCACGCTCATAAATAAAGTCTTGCAAAGTTATTTCATTCCTTCATATCATGGGAACTATGCCACAGATAGACACATCCATAGGACACCAAATTACCTTACTTGAAACAATTGCTTCAGGGGGAGCTCTTGTAAGCTCAGGTGGCAATATCCTTCCCGCATCTATCCCCATTACTCTTGAAGCCGAATACACAGCAGCCCAAACTAACACAGCGATAGTAACCGCTGCTGCTGCTGAACGCATATTTGTAACCCGAATTACAACAGTCGTAGATAGATCAAATACGGTCGATGTAGGTTATAGAGTCGGTTTTGGCCTAACCACAACTCCAACCACAACAGGAGTTGTGAGCTCACATCCAGGACTTTCCGCAGGATCAGGCGTATCTGAAGGCACAGGAGTTGCTGTTATTGGAGCAGGGGCAGTTGGGGAAGACCTGAGAATAACCTGTGAAGTCCCGACAACTGGAGCAATTCGTGTTGTTGTTACTTATTATCTTATCTAACTACCAATGGAAGAAGTAAAAGTACAGGTTCGCTACACAATTACAGAGAATGGCGCAAACTTCACTGATGCCCTCTACTACACTTTAGAGCAGTACGACAATCTAACAAACACTAAAAAAGAAGCAGAAAAACAAACACGCTTCACAGCCTGGAAACAAGCTATCGCAGTGCAGCCAATCAAGAAAACAAAAGAACAGCAATTAATAGAAATTCAATCTGAAAAAAAACAACTACAAGATCGGCTTATTGATATAGCGATTAAAGAGACTGAACTTGCAGTTGAAGGAGGAAACTAATAATGGCACTACGCTACGCAAGAGCCGGCGGCGGAAACTGGAGCGCGGATGCAACATGGAGTACAACCTCAGGTGGCGCTGCAGATACAGTAGCGCCAACAGCGGCAGATGACGCCCTTCTTAATGCAAGCTCTGGAGCGGTAACAATCAATTCAGGAGCAACACGTGTGTGCCGCTCGATAGATTGTAATGGTTACACAGGGACACTTTCGCATAACACATCGACTAATCTAGATATAGGTGACGCAACAGCGGGAGCCGGAAATATTGCTCTTAGATTCGGATCTGGAATGACGTACTCACCGGCCAGCGTTAATACCTGCCTTATTCAGTTTATATCAACCTCAACCACTCAACAGACGATAGATACGGCAGGGAAAAATATACCACGGTTCTTAGCAGGTGGAAGTTCTGACGGTAATTGGATTTTCAATTCTAACGTAAATTGCACTGCTACTAATAGTTTTACTGATTTTGTACGGGGTGAACTAAATACAAACGGATTCTCTTTAACTTGCTATGGTTTTCGCAGCCAAGGTTCTGCTACTAGAGCATTAACATTAGGAAGTACAACGATAACTTTAAACGGATCTTCTGTTCAAGCTTTTCAAGCAACGGGATCTAATTTAACTCTATCAGCTTCAAGCTCTACGATTATATGTAACGCTTCTGCGCAAACATTTCAAGCGTTGCATACAGGTTTAACTTTTGGAACAGTTACCATGAGCGGAGCAGGGGCTATTATAGACACAACAAACACAATAACCACCCTGAATTTAACAGGCTCAGGTGTGGCGATAATAAACGGTGTTGGTACAGCCACTACTTTGACTAGAACGGGGACGGCTTCATTAACCGACGCTCTACAGTTTAATACTAACTACACAGTTACCGGAACCCTTAACCTAAACGGCAATAGCATTACAAATCGGCTTCTTGTTTTTTCAAACAATCTAGGAGTAACAAGAACAATTACCAATACCGGAGTAACAGAAGTCTGGAGCCATGCAGATTTTCAGGACATTGCGATTACAGAAGCGTTTGATGCCTCCGCCATAACGGGCGCCTCAGGAAATTGTGGTGGTAATTCTGGTATAACGTTCACAACAGCTGCAACACAGACCGCCACTGGAACAGGAGCTTTCACATGGAGCACTCACGGCTGGACGTCACGTGTTCCGTTACCGCAAGACAACGTTGTAATTAGTAATGCTTTCACTGGCAGTCCGACGTTAACCGCTGATATGCCACGCTTGGGTTTGAGTATCAATATGTCCGGAGCAACCGGAGTATTTACAGTTGCTCTGGGGTCGGGTACCTCCACTCTCTACGGATCCCTCACGCTCAATAGTGCAATTGCCGCAGTTACCGGAACGGGACCGCTAAACTTAAACTCTCGAACCAGCTCAACGATAACGTGCGCTGGTAAGACAATTAATGCCTCAGTCGTAAACATATCTGCGGTCGGGGGTACTTACACACTTTCAGACGCTTTCACAACAAACACTCAATTAACATTCGTAAACGGTACTTTCGCTTCAGATAATTTTACGGTCACAGCCCCGATTTATACGAGCTCAGGCACCGCTACACGGGCAATAAACAAAAGCACTTCAGAGTGGATTATTACATCAACCGCAGCAACTACAGTATGGAGCTTTGCAACAACAGCAGGGCTCACATTCACAGCTTCAAATTCATTAATAACACTCATTGGAGCAACCGCCAACACACGAACATTTGCAGGCGGGGGTTTGACGTATGGGACTCTTTCTTATTCCGAGACGGCAGGGGCGGGGAATCTTGACATAACAGGCTCATCTTCATTTGCTGCAATCGTAGCTTTTGATACGGCTGCTGTCCGTACCGTCCGTTTTACGGCTGGCACAACCACAACAATCCGCTCTGCTTCTGGAATAGGTATAAATGGCACAGCGGGCAACTTGGAAGTCATAGCCTCGATAACCGCAGCAACTCATACCATTAGTGTAGCCTCTGGCATCGTCTCTATAGATTTTGTTAATATCACAAATTCGATCGCAACAGGCGGAGCCACATTCTACGCAGGGGCAAATTCCGTGAATAACGGAGGCAACACCGGTTGGATATTTACAGCACCACCTGCTCCTGGCGGCGGAATAGTAACAATCATAGGCGGCCGGATTATAGGAGCTTGATAAGTCCCTAGAACTTTTCTTAAGCTTTAAGGACATGAGAACATTATCGGAAATACTATCAGACTCAAACGCCTACCTCGAAAAAGTCACAGAAGTGCCAACAGGTGCTACCCTTGCTATAAGATCCTCGTATGCCAATCAATCGGTATGGAGAGCATCCGCTCTTGCTCAATTTCCGGAACTACATACTAACCACGTAACAGCAACGACAACTCTAGCCTCATTCCCGCTCACGGGGTACCGTGAATTTATGGGAAACCCTCAAGTTTTACAGCAAACGGGAACATGGGAAGAATGGGAAGTTGTTAATCCTATGGATCGTTACAGTAAGCTGTCAAGTGATAAATACTGTTATGTTCTTGGCAATCCGGCAGCAGGGTACACAGCCGTATTTAATAACTTAACCGCAAACGCAACGTTATCTATGGACTGGCAGCGATACCCAACGGGTTTATTAACGCTAACAGACGTATGCGAGCTCTCAGACCCTAGCTATGTTGTAGCTCAAGTGAATGCCGATATGTTGCTTTCTTTTAATGATGAGCGATATAACGTATTTCAAACGGAAGCAAAAGAGGCATTGACTAACATGATCGGTAAACAAATGAAGTCACCCTCCGGCGGAGCTGGCCAAACTAAAAAATCTGGAGCTGCAAGTTACATCCTGGAATAACATATGGTAAACATTGGCCGAATGTCAAACTTCAAAGGGGGTAAGTCCATAAATACAGAATGGAAAACATGGAAAAAAGGTTTAAATCTCTTACTACGTCCCACAGAACTGGAAACAGATGAATACTCACAAGGAGACAACATAATGTTAATTGGTTCAGGTATTCCAACCGGCCGATGGGGAACAGCAAAGTACTTTAACGCCAATGCAACAGGTTCAATACGTGGCTTTGCTACCTATGTTAAGAATGCAGCCAATGAAGTGATCGCATTAAGTGACGCCGGGTATTTAGCAAAAAAGTCTGGTATGTCATTTACCGCTCTTACTGGAGTTTCGTATCCGTCGGGAAGTACAATTGATGCAGAACAGCTCGGAGGAAAAACATATATCGTCTCAAAAGATGTTCCTATGGTTGTGTACGATGGCTCAACCATTGCAGTCTTTGCAACTCTGGCCGCTCCAGTCACTCTCCAGCTTACGAATATATCAGGTTTATCAGGTAATATTGCCTATTCATGGACTGTGACAGCTACAAGTGTGACAGGGGGAGAAACACAGCCCGCTACCCGTGTACAGCTTAATAACCTACCACAAGACTTATCTACAACTCAGATTAGATTATCATGGACTGGTATATCAGCAGTCTCTTTTACGGGTTATCAAATCTACAGAGGCCGTCCGGGAGATGAGACATTTTTAGCCGCAGTAGGAGCCTCTACAACTAGCTATCTTGACTCAGGGGCTGTTGCATCTATAACGCAGCTTCCACCACTTTCAAACTCAACAGGAGGGGTAAAAAGCCCGTTCATACGCAAAGTAAACGATAGACTCGTTACAGTAGACGCCAACGATAAAACAAAGCTCCTGATATCTGGCCGGTTTCCAAAACAATTTAGTTTTTCCTGGGTTGATGGTGGGGGGTATGTATATATTGATCCGGACTCAGGCGAAGATATTACAGGGGCTGAAATTCAACCAGGATCGGCAAAGGTACTTGTGTATAAAAACAGCTCTCATTATGAGGTGACCTTATCAACTACAACCTTTGGTCCGTATCTTTTACTTGATCCGGTGTATCAACCAATCTCGACAGGTATTGGTTGCTCCAGTGCCGACACGGTACAGATAGTTGAAAATGACGTGTTCTACTTTGGACGAAAAGGATTATACGTTACAGGGTACGAACCTAACTTCTTATCTGTTATTCGTACTAATGAGATTTCTGCCCGTCTCCGGCCTTATCTGGCTCAATTTTCAGATCAAGATTATAGCACGGCGTGTGCTATGTATGTGAATAATAAATACCTTCTTTCTTTCCCTGGACGTCGAGAAATACTAGTTTATGATCGTGAACGGGGAGCGTTTGCTGGGATATGGAAACTACCTTTTGGAATTTCTAAAATGCTAAAACACGTGGATGAGTCGGGGACTGAGCGCTGGATATTAGGGAGTGCAGACAGTAACCAGGTATATATTTTTGACCAATCACTTATTAATGATGATGGTGAAGCCATGTTGAAAACATTTAGAACAAATAAGGAAACGTTCGGTTCATTTACAGACCTCAAAGTAATCAGTATGTTCTACATGATGTTTCGTAATATGCGAGGATCAACAACTACGAACATCTTACTTGAGGATAAGGAAGGGCTTACCTCAAATATTAAATCGTTCAATATCGAAGGTACAGAACTTGCGGGTAATTCAGGCTGGGGTTCTGATTTATGGGGACACAAAAAATGGGGTGACACTTCTGGCACATATACACCAGGTGGCGATGAAATATACCGATGGGGGGAACTATTTAAAGAGGCACGGGTTGTACAAGTTGAAGTGGTAACAACAGCCGTAAGCTCGAACTTTGAGCTTTTAGGAATCCAGTTTGATGGGAAGATGCAGGGTAAGGGAGCAGTAGCGTCAAGTCAAAGAGTCTAAAAGTTGCAAAGTTATTACACTTCCTCATAAACTCCAGTTATGCCACTCTATTTTCCACCAGATCAGAATTTTTTACAAAAATCATTAGGCGCTCAACTTGGTGTGGGTATCACAGCTTCCGCAACCTTCAACAATACAACCAACATCCAGAATAGAGCCGGTGTGTTTATTGTTGATCGTATTGACACGAATGGCAATGTTATTTCCCCGGCTACGAAGCGGGAAGTTATAGCATACACTGCAACGTCCGGGTCAACTGTTACCACGCTCTCAAGAGGGCTTGCCGGGACAACTGATCAGGTACATGCCGTAGGTGCTGTTGTTGAATTTGTGCCAGACGTCATACAACAGCAAGGAATACTTGATGCGCTTTTGAGTATCGTTACTGAGGCCGGTATAGCAGATACAACCAAAGTAGTTACTCCGACCGGATCACAAACTCTAACTAATAAGACTCTAACAAGCCCAATACTCACAGCCCCCGTCCTTAATACTTCCTTATCAGGAACAGCTTTTCTTGATGAGGATGATATGATATCAAATAGCGCCACAAGAGTGGCCTCACAGCAGAGTATAAAGGCGTACGTTGACGCTCTCAATAATGGGTGGATTGATAGTATACACACTTTTGTATTTGCATCAGCTTCAACTTTCACAATCGCAAGTATTGACGCAACAACTACATACCCAAAAGGTACAAAACTACGTTTGAAGCAAGGAGCAGGGTTTAAATACTTTTATGTGACAAACGTTTCTTTTTCGACAAATACCACAGTGACGGTATCAGCCGGTACCGCATTCACGATAGCCAACGCAGCTATTACAGATAACGATTACTCTTACTCATCTATGGCTGAAGGATTCCCAACTAGTTTCGTTTATGATTGCGCCCCGTTTGGTGCAACTGGATCTGCTGGAGCATTCGCGCAAACTAGTAACACCGCATATTTCAGTGTTTCTGGCGGGCGCTGCTTTGTTAATGCAGTTGGAAAAATAACAAATGTCGGCTCTTGGACGGGCTCTTTATATCACAACTTACCGATTTCACCCTCGGCTACAATCGCTGTTAGCAACGGAAAATTTTTAATAGAAAGTCAGCTAAACACCATGAAAGCTATGGCCGCTAACGTTAACACATCACCGAGTGCTATCTTACAATGGAATACGGGATTTTTGACAGCGGAACTTGCCTGGACAGGTGTAGTAGCTAACGACTGTTACTTAATCGAAATATCATACCCAATATGAACATAAAACAGGAATTTGATAAATTTGTATTTAAATACAACGGTAAGTTCGTTGAGGTTGTAGACCCGACCAACAAAAACCAATGCATGGACTTATCCCGCGCTTGGCTTGACGTTTTAGGTCATGGCGAAGCTAATAATCACTTCTTTGCGCATCAGGTATATACCGCGGTAACAGTAAAAACTAAACAATACTTTGATCTTATCTCCAATACACCAGAGGCAATTCCACAAACAGGTGATATAGTCGTATGGTCTAAGTCCTATAATGGGACGGCCGGACATATCGCAATCTGCGCTCGTGGGATAGACACCCGTACGTTCGATGCCTTCTCACAGAACGACCCAACCGGTTCACCTTCTACAATTCGCAACTACACATATACTAACGTTTTAGGGTGGCTCAGATTCAAGAACCAGACGGTACCCGCACCTGCTCCGGCAACAACTATTGAGCAGGCTATACGTGAGCTTGTCAAAGACCAAAGTAAACAAAAGTATTATCTTGACGATCCAAAACGGATTGTAGAAGATTTAGTAAAACAGAATGAACTTGAACAGACGTTAAGAGCGGATATAAGAACAACACAGAAGAACTGGAATTTAAGTAGCCGTGAGCTGGAGGGGATTATAGAACGACTCAGGGACACAATAACAACCCTCGAACTCTCAGAAGTGAATGCAAAAAACGAAGTCGTAAAGCTTCAAGCCGTGATTAGCATTCATGGCTCAGAACTGCTAGGCGCACGTAAAGATTGTGAGAAGGCTCTGGACAGTCTAATTACGAAGTACGAGGCGGAATTAAAGGAGCTTCTTGACGAAGATTGTGAAGAAGTGAAGAAAGAAAACAAAGAACTCACACGGCAGCTTCATACATATTTAACACATCCGATTTATAAGTTTGCCTCATTTGTCTATGATAGATTCAAAGCCACCGATAACAAAAGATGACATGATCCGGTACTCCTGGGAGCAAGACCGGAGGATTACGGAGTTTGTTACGCAAGTATCATCAGGTATCAAAGCCTTAAACGACAACTCAACGCTTCACAGTGCTGAGATAAAAGAGAATACAGCAGCGACCCTTCAAATGGTGGTCGCAATAAGAGCAATTGCACGGTCTGGATTCTGGCTATTTACAATCGTAATATTCGCACTTATCGTGCTGGCAGGCGCTGAAAAAGCCTTACCATTTATAAAACTAATTCCATGAATTTAGACTATCTTATTCTGGTACGCATTTTCTGCTACTTTGTTTTGGCGGGGATGTTCGGTATTGCAGCGTTCTTGTACTATTTCGGGTACTACAGAGTTAAGAGAACAAAGATAATACAGAGCTTAGCGGGCTTCTTTTTTTCACAAGCTGTTTACTTCTGTATTCTAACTGCATTTCCTCTGATGCAATTCATCGACCAAGGGACATACTTAATAGCTGTCAACTTCATATGGGTTACTCTGTTGCCTTCTATATACTTTCTGTTCAAGTTTATCGAACAATCAATAGATGGAGAGCCGCTAAAAATTGTTGAAACAGAATTACCAATTAAAATTATAAAAGAGGAGACAGAAAAATGACAGATTCAAAACCATGGTACGAATCAAGAACGGTATGGCTCGGAGTTATCACAGTTGTCTTAGCGCTCGGCTTTGCAGTTAATGGCGTAGCGACACGTGACCTCTCGATGGAGACAATACTAATGTTGATTTCAGGCCTAACAACAGTCTTTTTGAGATTTGATACTGATAGCGAAATAAAGTGAGCGGAGAGCAGTGCAGTCCAGACATGATAGAGCAATTCATGATTTCCTCCATGTGTTTGAGGACTCCTCAATTGCCGGAAGAAATGCGGAACTATCACGTTAGAATGATGAACGAAACGCCAGAACAGTTAGGGCTACTACAAGCCCTAGGATTAACGATCCAGTCGCTTCAGGGGTTAGATTCTGTGACATATGCTACTATAATTAATACTTTAGCTTCAGAATCCGACTTCACGCGTTCGTATCAATGATAATATAACCCTCTTCATCCTCCGTATCCTCCGTCCAGAACTTAGAAGCTGTCACCTTCCAGACCCGGCAATCCTCTTTTAACAGGCTGTCAAGGAAGCCTTTTAGCATATTGTCAAGATCCGGCTTCTGTTGATGGGGCACACCTTTGTACAGTTCTCGCTTTTTCTTGCTCCAAGACTTGGACATGGGCAGGTAAAATTCAACCGTGAAGACGTCTGGTAATATTAAACCTACCACCTGTGCCTCTAGTCTCAGAAGGTCACTGAATGCTCGGTAACGTAGGACTTCAGGGCGGGCTTTCCATGCGTCTGATTTTGTTTGTCGTACTGCCCCCATAGGAGTAGCATCGAGTTTATATTTCATACTTTTTCCTCCTTTTCTTCCCGGCGGGCTTCAGAATAGACTTCATAGAGTTTCTTGCTAAACCAGTCTTCTACTTCTTCCGGATTATTCCAGTCCCGCCTTGTTTTTAATTCTTTAATTATTTTTTCTATCAATCTTACTTTTTTGTCTTCTATGTTCATACTTTTCCCTCCTTCTCTATTAATT